GTATTGTATTAGCTAAAGTATATGGACCACTTAATGAAGCAGCAGTTCCATTACGTAAAGCCGTTCCAGTTGAATCAGGAATGACATCTGTTACAGCAGCTAAAGAAGGATTCCCTTACCCAGTAGGAACACCTATTCCTATTAGTAACTTAAGTAAGGAACTTCAAAAAACTAAAAAATACTAATTAATGTTTTTAAACAAAGCAACAGATGAATCTAATTTGGACATGTCAGATGGTAGAGACTTAAACTACTATCTTGACATGACTAAAGATTACAAACACGATTTTACATTTAAAGTAAAAGACGTAGAAGGCTTTAAAGTTGTCGATGATGGAGAATTCCAATTCGGAACTAAAGCTAAAATGGCAGACTTCTTCATATCTCAAGTAAAAGAAGATGCGATGGTTTATGTTGCACCAAGAACAGGTTATGCACCATATTCGTTATGTCATTTAGCAAAGAAGTACAATAAAAAATTGTATCTAGTTATGCCAGCTTCTAAAGAGGCATCAGAGCACCAATTAACCGCAATAGAAAACGGAGGAATTCCAATGTTTACAAGAATACCAGCTATGCCAACTGCAAATATCTGGGCAAAACAATTCGCACAAAAAACTGGAGCAAAGTATTTACCCTTTGGATTAAAGCACGAAATGGTGGTTGCTGGTGGAGTTAGAATATTTCACGATAATTTTAAAGACACCGATATTGAAACGATGTGGAGTGTATTCTCTACCGGAGTTTTATCTCGCACTTTACAGATCGCACTACCAAAAACTAAATTTAATGCTGTGGCCGTGGCAAGAAACATTCAAGCTGGAGAACTTGGTAGAGCTAAATTCTACTCTCACGACAGAGCGTTCTTAAAACCTTCAAGGATACAGACCCCTTTCGATTCTATACAAACATACGATGCGAAAGGTTGGGAACTCCTAAAGCAACATGGGCAGCAAGGGGATTGGTTTTGGAATGTAGCAGGAAATATGCCTAAACCCACAATAAAACCTAGTGACATCGATTCAAGTCGCGAGTGGGGAGACTTTAAAGATTTTGAAAAGCACTACAAAGATTAGCTTTATTATTAGCCCTTTATTTCTTATATTTACTTCATGAATATACTACTTAAAGCAAACGAAATCGTATTCGAAAGAAACGAAGAAAAGGAGCGTATGTATGGCCCTTTTCAAGAAGGCATGCAAGAAGCAGCCAAGATTGCGTCTCTATTATCAAAAAAGGAGATCACTACAGTTGATATGTACAATTGTATGATGGCCCTAAAGTTATCAAGAGCATCTTATAATTACAAAGAAGACAATTATTTAGATTTAGTTGCATATATTGCATCACTAAACGACTATCAAAACAATGTACAGAATGAACATTCAAAAGACAAGAGACGTAAAAACGCCAAGTAGAGGCACCAACTTATCAGCTGGTTTAGACTTCTACGTACCAGAAGATTTTCAAGAAACTACTATCCACTCAGGAGAATCAGTTTTAATTCCTTCAGGTATCAGAGCGCACGTTCCATCAGGTTATGCACTAATCGCATTTAACAAATCAGGAGTTGCGACAAAACAAAATTTATCTGTAGGCGCTTGCGTAGTAGACGAAGACTACGAAGGAGAAATTCATTTGCATCTAATCAATGTAGGAAGATCTCATACGACAATTAAACCTGGACAAAAGCTAACACAATTTATTTTGATTCCAGTAAGTTATATGGACGTACACGTATTAGAAGAGTTACCAGATAGAAACACAGAGCGTGGAGCTGGTGGATTCGGATCAACAGGATTATAATGGAAAAACAACAGAAGTTAGATAAGACATTTATCAACATCGCAAAAGAAGTCGGCACTTTATCGCACTGCACCAGATCAAAAGTAGGTGCAGTGTTGGTGAAAGACGGTAACGTAATAAGTTTTGGGTATAATGGCACTCCTGCTGGAATGGATAACTGCTGTGAAGAAAACAATGTTACCAAAGACGAAGTTATCCACGCAGAAATGAATGCCATATTGAAAGCTGCCAAAAGCGGTAACGCAGTAGATGGTAGCACCCTGTACTTAAGTTTATCTCCGTGTCAAAATTGTTGTAAATTGATTATCCAATCAGGTATTAAACGTGTAGTGTATTTAGAAGGCTACAGAGATTTAAAACCTATTGAATTTTTATCTAAATTTATAGAAGTAGAAAAGTATGATATATAAAAACGCCACAGACGCATTCGAATTACTATTTAGCGACATTAACGCCAACGGAGAATCATTCGCAGGTACTAAAGCCAAGTTCAATGTTTCATTTACGCTACAAGACGTAAGTAACAAAACTGTTACCACGCCTCAACGTAAATTCAACGAAGACTATGCTGAGTACGAGTGGAACTGGTATCTTAAAGGCGATCGTGATGCTAGCGAAATAGCAGAGCGTGCTAAGATATGGAAACAAATGATGGTTGATGGTACTACAGAAGTAAACTCTAACTATGGTTATTTTTGGAAACTAAATGATCAGCTACAAAGAGCAATTACAGAATTACGATTTAATCCAGAAAGCAGAAGAGCAATCGTAGTTCATTATGATATCAACGAATTAGATAGGTACAAGTACGATACTCCATGTAATGACATACTTAATTTCTATATCAAAAACGGTAAATTAGAATTAACTGTATTCGCAAGATCTATAGATTTAGTTTACGGTTTCTGTAACGATCAGTACACGTTTGCCAAGCTTATGGAAATGGTAGCTTATCAGTTAGAAATTCCAGTAGGAGAAATGCATTGGATGGTAACTAACTTACACATCTATCCAAGACATTACGATATGTTAAAATAAAAGTTATGATAGCAACAAAATTAGCGAGAGAGTTTTTAGAAGAACAACTATCCAAGTTAGTTCCAAAAAAGTACAGTCAATTTGTGTGGTGGAGAAGGTACGAAGTTAGACAGACTTTACCAGAAAAAGCCCCTTTGTATGATAAGATAGTTAATGGTGACTACGAACACTCGGATTATTATTATCAAGCGGAAATGGAAAACTACCTTCTACAAGACCGAATTAAAGACATAAGATTCTACGAAGATCAGTTAGAGCACAGAAGTCTATTCGGAGCTAGATGGAAAAGATTAATGGACGATTATGCTAAAGACGAGAAAGAAATCTTAAGAAAGATGAAGAAGGACTTTAAAGCCACTTTCGGTATATCTGGTGATGAATTAGAGCTTATTATGGAAGACTTTGACGGTACAACTTTAGAATTATATATGCACGTAAAACAGTTGACCAGAGAGCGCAGAATGAAAAACTTACAACTTATTTAATATGAAAGTAGAATTTGCAGACAGTTTTTGGGAAAGCTTAAAAACATTAGAAAGAAGAGACAGATGGTACAACGTAGCTTGGAGAACGATTAGGTACAATATACCAAATTTTTTAAAGAATGTGTGGTACTTTAGAGCAGAACTTTATGATTTTGAACCTTGGGATTACAGATTCAATCTTAACTTATTTCAAAAATCCTTAGAGAGCACAGCAGATTATCTTGAAAATTATGGAATAGAAGAAGACGAATCTAGAATGAAGAAAGTCGCTAAAATAAGAAGAGCAATTGAGCTGCTTAAACGCGATAAAGAAGCTAATTGGATAGAACAAGCGGAAGCTGAATTGGGTGAAATGAAAAATAACGGTGATCCAAGAGAGGATACACCTGAGGAATTTGCGCATAATAGAAAAGTACTTAAAAGATATCAAGAACTTCAACAAAAAGAGTGGAACGAATTGTGGAGAATTATTAAAGGAACGAAATATAAAACTTACGAAGATTGGGATGGATCGGATATTCGTGGATGGTGGGATTAAAACAAAAAATATGCAATATATCAAACAAATTTTAACGGTGTTTAGTGTAGGACTTATCCTATTCACTATGTACACTCAGAACGAAAAAATCACTGAACTAAAAAAGGATTTAGTAAAACAACAAAAAGTTGTTGACAGCTTACAAACAGATTTATTCTTATCTAAAATGATGAATGGAAGATACGAATTAGCTTTGGATTACTTAAAAGCGACTAATGCAAAAGCTGCAAAGCAATTTGAAACTTACGCGTCAAAAGAAACCGAGTAGATTAACTTATTGTTAACGAAGTGTTAATATAATCCATAAAATATTTATCAAGGTAACGGAAGTCTTTCCGTTGTGTTACGACAATATATGAATATACAATACAAAATAAATACGTATAATTCTCAATATCGATTGCAATTGCGATCTAACTTTTTATCAACATACAAGAACGCGGTGGTCCAAATGATC